TTACCAAATAGCTGGACTATTCTCTGTTTACCGCGCGACGTACCTTTAACCTGTTTAGATTGTTTGTCAATTGTAGCTTCAGATCTAAATGCGACGTTGGAATTTAAATATTCAATACCATCCTCCATTATCACCATAATTTGATCTGGTGGTGTTATCTGAGCACCCACGAATTTCTGGTCTTCGTAAAGTGCTCTATACATCCCATGCCTATACTACACGAAGATAATCCCTCAGGGGCATGACATTTGTCGCACCTTTAATGAAGTCCCTGTGACTTTGTACATGAGCAAAAGTTTCTCTACCCATGCGTTCTGCGAGAATTGAATCATATGTACACGGTTCAACCGCACCAATGAGGTAACCAGGTTGGATGACTTTAGAATGTGTAGAAAGACTGGTGAGTAGATAGTCGTAGTTGCATACTTCAGAAATAATGACAACCGCATATCCACGCTTTGCGTAACTGTATTCAATAGAAGTTCTATAATCACTGTGTGTTTCTGGTAGAATAACATTCGTTATCTTTGAATTTCGTGCGAAACCGGCGTGTGTTGCCAAATCGCTGTTATTTACTCCGGGTACTTCTACGAAAACGATAGAGCTTGTGGAAGTCGCTTCAATGTACGCACAATCAATATATTTCGCGAGTTCCTGGATAGCTGTCTGGAAACCAATGGATTGTACACCTGGTATATCGTTATAGATTGTTTTAGCAATACCAATGATATTTGTATCCACTCGGTCATCGAGGGATAAATCTCTCGCAGACTTCATGGTCGCGTTTCCACATATACAATAGAGACGATCAAGTCCGGAAATATTCTGGACTGCTCTATCAATATCAACGTAATCATATGACGTTTTTAAGAGTGAAACTGCTCCATCGTCAATGTATGCCTGATCAAAGTACTCTTTGATATTTTCATTAATACCTCTGAATCCGTCGCGGAAACCATGGACTCTATTACCCTGACTCCTCTCCCGGAGAGTAAGAGACCGAACAAGGGTATTTACACCCGGACATACACCACCCGCGGTGAGGATTCCGATGTTCATATATCATACATGGCACAGTTACTTTTAATTATATTTAATGGTCACACCAAATAAAGATCTCCACATGATATATAATGACATTTGAGATTGTCACATACGCCAATAAATCTCAGGGTATGTTTGAAGATCTTGTCAATAATGAGTTTGACATTCCGGTGACGGTTTTGGGATGGGGGACTAAATGGAATGGTTTCAGTGACAAATACAAGGGCATGTCAAAACATCTCGAAACAAAGAGTGACGACGACATTGTCATTTTCCTAGATGGGTTTGATACTAAAATTAATAAAAATCCAAGTGACGTTGTTGAACTTTTCAAGAAATTCGATTGTAAAGTTCTTGTGTCAAGGGATCCCGACCCATTTCGCGCCGCACCCCTTGTTTTTGGTAAGTGTGGTGGAAAGTATACCGCCAATTCCGGGCTTTATATGGGATACGCAAAAGAAGTCAAAAGTATTATAGATGAGGCGTTGACTCAAAAGTGCGAAGATGATCAGACAAATCTAAATACTATATGCCAGACTTCTGACTATGTAAAGGTTGACGAAGAAGAAGTGATTTTCAAAAACTTTGGACCTTTGGGCGATCAGAGTGATACGAATGCCATCTTTGTGTCATATCCGGGTTCTCCGAGTGTCGGGCGATATTCTCGAGCTATAGTTGAATACACACAATTCCTATACTTGTATATATTGTGTCTACTCATTTTGGGACTAGCTTTCTTTCCACAGAGACAGAAGGTTTTGTTACCTACATTACTTATATTTACAACCTTTTACGCGTTTGTGGCAGATAAATCATGCACTCTCCATTCTTGATAATGAATCCACACTGCGATCTCTGTTAATACTATCTTTACTTTTTCGTCTCATACGAGATATGGCATTAAGCCACCCCGTCACAGCTCTCTTTGACGCGAGTTCTGACGCGGTTTCTTCACTCACTATAATACTAAGGCCGTTACACACATCCGGTTTGTTTACCTTGTCTGGAAACTCCAAATTGAACGCTTCTATAGATATAGAAGGTATATCGGGGGCGTCATCGAGGAGGCGGTCATACTCTTCGCGGCATTTTCTCACAAACTCTATAACACAAGCGCGGCGTCCAGGATCAAGAGACAATTCCATATCTATATTTCTATAATATTTGGAATATTGAACGCACATCAAAGAGTGACTCTGAGCCAATGTGGAACTCTGACTAAATTTTGAAATACTCGTCAGGATACCGCCAATTACATTCAGGAACGCAAAGAAGTACTGAACAATCATAATTTTAGCTCTCGTGGAGTTGTCTAGGTCTTCATTTCCACTTGGATTGAGAACAGCAAAACCTCCGACACCTGTGACACTTGCAATCACTATACTTGGGTATGACAAGTGGTCATTTTGCCTTTTATAGTGGAGACGAGAATGATTATGTAACCACCTATAACCAGCCGCACGCTCCGCCCACGATTTAAGAAGCTTCTCCTGTGCCGGACACCAGGGGGCTGGAGGCGATTCATCAACCTTCGTGTCAACCATTATTTTACGCACACATATTTTTCAAGCTCCGGGGTGATATCACGCACCCACCATTTCTTTTTACCCGGATCCCACCTGGCATCCTGGGATTTTACAACGTCCTTTTCTTGGTAGGGTACATCCAGGTATATACGATCGTTTGGCGGCGGCGTATTCATATATTCTTTAGCTTCCGCTTCAGTCTTAAAAGATTTATACATCGCATCCTTATATCCGTGAACCTGTGCTTTAGCTTCGTCCCATGTAGTGTATATACCCGGAACATGACCTTTAACGACACCGTAAAATTTGTTGCTTTTGAGACTCAACGCTCGCGTCGTTGTCGCTTTACCCGCAGATTTAGCATTTTTAATTTCCAACGCTTCCTGATACGCGATAGAGTCCACTAGTTCATTCTGTGGATGTCCATTATGCGCCTTTACCCAACGCCACTCAACCAGATTCATTCTCTGTATAAGTGTATCAATCTGAATCCACAACTCTTTGTTCTTAACCGGTTCGCCCGATTTTATACGCCAGTCATTTCTTTTCCAATTTTTAATCCATGAAGTTATACCATTCCTGACATAGGTACTATCCGTGAATAGTGTTATCTCAAGAATGTTGCGAGCGATGCATTGTTCGAGTGCCTTAACGGCTGCAGTCAGTTCCATGGCGTTGTTTGTAGTATTGTCCTGTCCACCCGAAACTCTCATTCCTGGCCCTACAACACCCCACCCTCCCGGTCCCGGATTACCGATGCAACTACCATCCGTGTAAATGTCCTGCATTTGTTATATTCATATGACGCGTGTTTACTTTAATTTAGCATACCCAGATTTACCGTTACGGGAAATCATGTAGGTGGTAGTCGCAATACCCAAGAGGAGAATTGAGAGTGGGACCCAGATTGCGATAGTTTTTGTCTTGTTATCTCTTTCGGCCATTGTGTTTTAAATTACGTGGAGATTATTTTGTTACTTTTCGCGAGATTTTCACGGGCTGGGAGCAGTTGAAGATTAAGTAGATGTGAGTAAAACTTCGCCTATTGATTTTTCAGATTTCAAGTCAAGTGTAATAAATGGTTTTGTTTTATTGTGAAATTTATAATATAAAGACACCCATAGTACGATCATACCTGGTGTCACTTCCATTTTACCGTCGTTTGTGGGTCCAAATTTACCACCTGGGACAATTTGCATTTTGGTAGTACCATCTTCCCTTAACATATAAAGTTTACCGTCTTCAAATGTGATAATTTTTTTAAATAGTTCTTTATTTTCATCTGAAAATTGTAAATTGCCAGACCAAAGATCATCCACAAATTTGTCAATCATATGTTCACCTTTTTCATTTACAATATTTGTAAGTATGCGCGCAGAATCGTATACTTCGGAGTATATACAATCTCTTGTACCATCTGAACACAAACCAGTGTTGTTATCAAATGTAGTGGTAAATCCACCACTCTCAGTTGTACCACCACCCACGGGGTCATATACATATTGCATTTCTGTTGTTGGTGTTAAATTGCACCAATCTGGGTTATCACTGGAGTGACTACAATACGCAGTTAAAGGCATATCCAAATAAGTTTCAGTGGTACTCCCACCACTTTTAGTGACGCCATCTGTGCCAAGAGTGATAGTGTCACTCGCTGGGGGTGCTGGAGCTGCTGAATCCTTCTTTCCGAACTTTGTGTACGCGAAGTATCCACCACCTATCAACATAACAAAAAATACAAAGGCAAGTAGTATCAAAATAAGCATTGTTATACTTTGTAATTAGAAAAAAAAAGGACCCCAAACGAACTCAAAAACTATTTAAGTTTGGAATCTTTTGATTATGAGAACATTGACGATATGACAAAAAGAACAAATGTTTCGTTCATTTGCGTCACCAATTTTGCTTATGTACCAGACGGCATTGAACAACAAATTGTCAGTTTCTCTGGTCAGGAGTGGGATGGTGAAGCAGATGATGTTGCACACAGGGATATTTTAGAGTTTAATTTGACGATTATTAAGATATTTGTTTGTATCTTAATAATTGTGTTTATATTTTTTAAAACGAGACGAGATCACATACTTAAGCCATAATTAGCTTAGTTGGAGAAGGCGAGACCACCCATACCGGATTGGATGCGGAGGACGTTGTAGTTGACCGCAAACATGTGCATGGTGGTGGAGGCCGCCGCCGCTGGGATGGTGACCGCGACTTGAGCATTGTCAATACGACTGAAATTACAGGTCCCGGTTGGTTGATGTTCTTCTGGCTTGAGCGCGAAGGAGTACGAGTACACACCCGCGTATGGGTTACCACTGTGGTGGTTGT